TGCTCAATTTGTGTTATGAAGATAATATTTCAAATCCTTTAATAAGAAGGATTAATGATTATAAAGTAAATTATAATCTGAATAATACAATAGAAATTAATTGTAACGGACCTCAGGGTCAAACTCATCTTAAAACCAGAGTAAATGAATATAAAAAATATATTAATAATACTAGATATAAAATTGATGGAATTAATGCTGTTGCACCTAGTTTTGTTCATAAAGTTTTTTATAATGATGAGAAAGATGAATTTTACTTGATGAAAAATCAATATGTTTTCGAAAAATTACCTCACCATAAAATGTATTTAGATAGTAAATCAGAATTATCTCTCCCTGTTATTAATATGATCGGAGATGGATTTTGTGGTTATAGAGTCTTATCTATGGCAACGGGTTTAGAACTCAAAAAATTGTTTATATTGATTAAAAACATAAGGTTAAATGTTCTTTTAAATCCTGAATATAAGTGTTATCTAAAAGGTCAAAATTATAGTATTATTAGAGCACTATTTATTAATATTAGTAAGGTTAGTGATGAGATTGAAAATAGAGCAGTTAGTTTAAGTTTTAATAAAGATGATTTTACTTTTACAGAATTCCTTACTGATGATGAAATGAATACTGTTTTGAATTCAATTAATGAAGATTTTGATATGCAAAATTATTATTACGATAAGAATTCATTTTTACCTAGTAAATACTGGATGGAGATGTCTGCTATCGATTTTTATTTGACTATGTTGGAAATACCCAGTATAACTTTAAATCTAGGAAACTCTTATAATATGACCCATTTACAACATAAAGAACCTTTCATATATTTATTTACAGGTAATCATTTCGCTGTTGTATTAACACCTTGGTTATTTTTAAACAATACTGAAAATATATCTAGTAGAAATATTAAAGATTTAAGTGCATCTGAAAAAATAGCTAATTTATATTATATTAGTTCATTAGTGAAATGCAAGAATGTGAATAATTTGTTCATTTATGATAAGAATGTTATGAATTTAGTTTATTTAGATGCATATAATGATATAGTAGGTTATGAATACAAGTTAATAGAACATACAGTTTTAACTGATAAAATTAAAGAGAATAAAGAGGAGATTTATAAGTTAATGTATCCTATTAAGTTAGACCAAAAAACAATTGAAAGAGGAGATTTGCGAGATAATTATACAGACTCTAGGAGTATAGATAAAAGAAATAAAAGAAACACTATTTTGTTAAATTTTGATATATCTAATAATGAAAAAATAAATAAATACATCAATTTTTCTAAAACCCAATACTATCACAATTTAAATAAAGGGATTAATAAATTTTTAGATAAAGATGATATATCTAAAAGAGAGTATCAAGATATTATTGTTAGGAGATTGAATTATGAAAGTTCATTATATAATCATTCTATTACTAAAGATAGCAAAAAGGTTTTATATAATGATTTGAAATTATTAGATGATATTAGAACATTATATTATAATATATCAAATACCAGAGAAATGTTAAGAAGGTTAGAAAATAGCTTAGAACATTATTCTAAAGATCTTAATAAACCAGACAATAAATTACAATTTAATATATTAAAATTAAAATTAAATTTTAAATTGAACATTATACCTAAAAATGAATTATTAAATGATTTCAAAAGAAAATTTGAAACTGATATATTTAAATTAGAATTGGATTTATTCAATAAAGCAAATTTACAATATTATAAAATGGATTTAATTGAAGAAACTAAATCAATCATGGTTAATACTAATAATATACCGTTAGAAATGGTTATAGATTTAATAGATAATAAAGATATAAATTCAGTGAAAGATAATTTCAATAAATTGAATATAGAAGATAAATTGGAGATTGATGAAGAAGAAGATTATTTAAGTATTAAAGAGGAATCATTAAATAAAACTGATTTGCAGTCCTTAAAATCTTATAAATCGGAATCTAGTTTCAAATCGTTTAAGAAAGAAGAAACTTTGCCTTTAAATTTGGATGATCAAATTTATGTCTTAAATAAAGAGTTATTAGAGATTTCTCTAATGATTGAAAAGGCTATAGGTAGAAAAGATTCTGAACGTTTAACAGAGTTAAATCTTCAACGAATATTAAAGGAAAGATCATTAAAAGAATTAGAAAATAGTAAATTAGATTTAACAAAAAAATATAAACCAAATAAAAATCAAACTGATAATATTGCAATTGAATCAAATAATCTAACTAAAAATAGTTATACTCTAAGGGAATTAAATTTATTTGATTTAGAAGAAGAATATTATAATAATGAAGAGTTGAAATCAGGAAACAATAAATCAACATTTGTTCCTAATGACAACATTAAAATTGAATTTAAAGAGAAATCAATTAATGTTAATAATGTCAAAAATAAGAGTAATAAAAAGAAAAATAACAAAAAAACAGATGAAGAAATATATAATAACATAAAATTAAATTTGAAAGATATTATTAAAAATAATTTAACCAAAGAATTAAAGACGATAGATGATTTATTAATTCAAAACAATCCAAATTATTCTATTTTTAAAATTGTTCAAAAAGAAATTATTGAAAAATTAGAGGATTATAAAGATAATGAAAATAAATCTAGGCATCATTTAATTTTTGATTTAGAAGATATAGAAGAGAATTATGCTGAAGAAGCTATTTATTTTTTATTGCAATTTCATCAACCATTAAGTGAAGAAGAGTACAATGATTTTAATGAAATTATAAATGTTTTATCATTATTATTAGGAAATGAAGAAGTAAATGTTGATAGTGAAATAATTGAATTAAATAATATTAAATTAAAATTTGAAAATATTTTAATATGTGATTTAATTCATAGTACATACAGTTTCATAATTAATCATAAACTTATGCTATTAGATATTGTAGAAGATAATAATGCTTCAGAACAAAATGATACTTGTAGTCTTACTCTAATTGATGAAGATGACTCATCTTTCTACAATGAGAAATCTGATGATAAAAAAGATTATAGACAATCTAAAGACAAGAGCAACTTTGATAATAATGCTAATAATGAATATACAATCAATAAAGATAACAGTCCAAACTCCAGTAATCATAGTTTTAAGAGTATAAATGAGTTATTAGAGGTTGAAGAATTAAATTTGATTCCAATTAATAATGTATCTAATTACAATAAAAATGATATTAAGAATCATAAAAAACTATTTGCTGGAGGGAAAACTTCAGAATTTAATTCTGATAGTTCTAATGATGAAAAAGAGGAAGAATCAATCAATGATTCATCTGATGAAATTGATGATAAACATGATAATATGAATATCAATCAAAAATCTAATGAATCATCAGATAGTGAACTAGAAGAAGAGGATACAAAACCTATTGAGAAAAGGTGGGCTGATTGGTCAGATACAGAAAGTGAGAAAACTGTAAAAAGTGAAAACTCAACTAATTCTAAGGATCTAAATAAAGAAGTTGTGATAACTTATCCTGAAGATGTTTTTGATGGTGTTGAAGTAGAAATAGGAGATGATACTAGAGATATGATAGATGAATCCGATGCCTGCTGTGTTGCTATTAAAATAGAAAGTATGCAAACTAAATGTTTATATTCTGCTATTAAGTTTATTAGGGATGTAATAGTAAAAGATAAAAATAAAGTTGGTTGCTATATACAAAATTGGTATAATGCTTGCAAATTATTTTGTTGTACAGAAAGTAAAGTAGATTCAACATTGGATTACTTTTGTTTATCTTATTTTAATAACTTAAAACATGATATATTTTCTAAATATATATTAACAAATGTGTGGGGTAGAGATTTCAAAGAAGAGAAGAGATTTAACGATTTATTTAATTTCGTAGTTTCTAATAGAACACCAGATTTAATTATCATAGATGATAATAATAGAAATATAAAAATTATAGATTTTGCTTCTACTTGGGAAGGTGAAATGGGATTATCAAGAAAACAAGATATTATGGGTTTTGGAAAGTATGATTCTGAAATAAATATTATTAAAAATAATTTACCAAATTATAAGGTAGAATTTTTCCCAATTATACAAGATTTAAATTCTAAAGATTATTTTGAATTATTTGATAAAATAAAAATCGTAGACAATGTTATAATTAATTCAGAAAGTTTTAATGCAGAAATGATAGATTTATCACGTAGTTTTAAGAGTGGTTTATCTATATTGAAAAAGATTAAAAGTCATGCTACTATAGATGTTAATTTATTTATTAACAAAATAAAGAATAATAAAGAATCTGCGTGGCGGCCTGACATATATCCTGACTACAAAGGATCAAAAGAAAATAATCTATCCATTTCCTTAGATTATTCTAATGAAGAAGATAAAGTAGCTAATAGTTTATTCAATAACAGAAAGTTAATATTAGAAGAAACTAGAAAACTAACTAATATTAAAGACACTTACTTGATTATAATGAATAATGACTACGAGTTTTTGAGATTAGAAAAAGATAATAGAGGAATAAATTTGATAGATTTTAATGAAGATTCGTTGATTGAACAATTAGATATACAGAAATATTGTGTGATTGAGTTGGAAAAAACAGATAAATTATTAAAGAATAAAGGTAGAAGGAACTTTAGGAAGTTAAAAAAGAGTACTTCTAATATGTCTCGAAAACCTATCATATTAGAAGGTGGTAAACTGTCTAATTGTAATAAATTAATAACTTTATTAAAAGATTACGGATTAGAAGAAAATTTTTGTGATAAAGTAGTAGATTTAGATATGGACATATTTGATAATCAATATAATAAGTTCATAGATCCTTACATAATTAGGAATGATATAAAAGATTATGACACAACTTTCAAATTACCTGATTATCTATATATGTCAGATAAACCAGAAAATATCAAGAATAAATTGGTTAACAAGATAGTTGATTTAATTAATGATGAGATAGATTTGAATAAAGAGGAGAATTATAAAGTAGATGATGAAACTACAACTAAAAGTAAAATTTTCCTAACACATCATAAACAACCATCTATAATAGAAAAAGATAAATTGATTGAAATATTTGTTAATTCTTATAGAAAATTACATTTAAATAAGGAAATCGTATTAAGAGATAAATATCCTACAACCTATCCTTTAGTATCAAATAAATTATATGATGAATTTGAAGGTAGATTAGATATAATTAATATAAGGAAGATAAGAGATATATTACCTAATAATTTCTTTAGATATGTTTTAAATATTTTATCAAATCGTTTTTATGATAAAGACAATATAAATGATAATCAAAAGGTCATCAATAAATTAATAGATTATGAAGAGGAAAATAATCCCGAAATAAAAGAAGCTAGAGAAGAATATAAAAAACAGACAGAAAGATTAAAGGAATTTAGAAGAGAAAAACAAAGTTTATTATTAACCAATAAAAAATATAATATGAAAGATTTCAAGAAGGATTGCGATGATACAGAGAAAAATAAGCTGAATATCATTTTAGAAAATATTGGTATATTGAAAAATAATATAAATAATATAGGTAAAATAATTAATAAACATATTACAAGTTTCAAAGAAAGACACCATAATTCTATTATTGACATATCTAAAGATTCTTTTGGACAAAATCTATATGATATAAGCAATAATTGGTTAAATAAAAATATAAAAACAAAACAACAAACTATAGAAGGTTTTGGGTTAAATGATTTTAAAGAAGATCTTTTAAATGTTAATAAAACTATACATAATTTAAGAGATTATATTTACAATAAAGAAGAGATTATAAGGCAGGATAGGGAATATGCTGTTAGTCCTTTCTTAAATAAAATATCTAATGAATGTCCATCGATAAATGAAGTGAAAGAGATATATTTAAAGGAATTCAATGAATTTTATAATTTAATATATAAAGGTACTAATTTACATAAAATAGGTTATTTCTATCAAAAATTAAGTAAATTATTAATATATTTATCAAACAAATCATTAAATTCTAGTCAATTTTATGTTGATTCTAATTCATTTAGAGAATTCTATATAATAATTCAGGGAGGGAAAACAATGCATCAGACAGGAAAGAGCCGAAGATTTAAAATATTGTGTAAACACGACAAAGAAATATACAAAAGTTTTAGATTAAGGAATGATAACCAATTTAGGTATAGTACTTATGATTATGATGAATCTAATTTTTTATTAGAAACACCTTGGTACACTGTACACCAGGATATTCTAGAAAATAATTTAACATTAAATTATAAATTATTTGCATTACTATACTCTGCTAAAATTAGTAACACTGAAAAAATCTATGAAGACACTAAAAGAATTACATTACCTCATGTTCTAATGCAATTGACTCCTCATAAATTGGTATTAACTATAGCTTATCAAGCTCGTTTTGCAGCTCATAGCATGCCGAGTATTCACTGTGATATGGAGAAATTGTTTGCAAAATTTGCTCTATTTCCTAAATCATTTTTCGGATCATTTATCCAATTGAATTTAATTAATAATTTTAAAGTATGTAGTGAAAAGTGGTCAATTATTAACACATTAAGTGAATCTGAGTTATTAAAGATACAATTAAATAAAAAACTAGATATACCTTATTACTGGGATCTATCAGTTAATGTAGAATCAGTAGAGAGAATACAATTTTTATGGTACTTATACCAAGGAGCTGTTCAATCTCCAGTTGATTCTCTATTAGAGAGACATAAAATTGCAAAGAACGTCATGGATGATCATAACGAGATAGTAGATGATTTTAAAAATTTAGGAAAAGATTATGATTTAGATAGAGATTTTTTAGAGGTGACGCAGAAACCATTGGAAAAAATAGATAATATAAAAGACATGTTTGATATCCATTACACTATATGTCCAGAAGTAGTTCAATTGTTGGGCTTTTGTTATATCAACAATATGGAGTCCAATGGTCATTTGCCTAAAATCTTAGTTGATTGTGTGCATGATTATAACGGTGACAGAAATAAAGCTAATAAATCAACTGGAGCAAGAGATTGGACCTATAACACGATGGATAAAACTGTTAAAGGTTGGGAATCTTCAATAAATTTCCCAAGTAATCGAACAATAGAAGATATAAATAAAGAATTAATGGCTATATTTAATGAAACAGATAATTTTGTTCAAGTAAAAATGGTGAATAAAATGAAAGAAACTTTCAGTGATTATGAAGATTTAATTATAGCATTAAATGATTATATAGTTAATCAATTAGGAAATAAAACTAGCTATAATTTAGATACTAAATTAGAATCCAGTAAAAGAAATAACAAAAAGATTAATAATGATGAACAATTTGATGGAACTAATGTTAAGGGAGTATTCAAATACAATCTATGGAATAGTGAAATTGTAATAGATTTTGATACTGAATATGGTAGGAGTCAAGCTTGCATGTTTATTGAAATGACATTCTTCATGGTACATAAAATTCAAGCTGGAAATAGTAGGGAAATATATGTTATGTCTATCTTATCTAAATTGAGACAACAATTAATAGAATCAATTTCTAAAAGGTTAGCTAAATATTGTGAATCAGAATGGATATCAATTCCTAGTAATAAGAGATCAAGAGATTTTAAAAAGTTAATAGATAAAATGATGGATAACAAATTAAAAGATATTCTTTATTTCAATTATGATATAAATGGTGATGCAACTAGATGGGGACCTTTGTTTTTAGTTCAAGTATTTGATCATATGTTAAGAGGAATGTCGCATAAATTACCACCTTATTTAGTACAAACACTACATAATTTCTTTAATGACATGATATTTAGAAAAAGAATTCATATTAAAAAAGATGTTTATGATTTTATGGTTAATAGTAAAAAATATGATGACACATTATTAATAAACACTTGGGATAAACATGATTTACCTAATAGATTAGATGATGATACAAAATTAAAAATATTAAATAAGAAAAAGAAAAAATATAGTAAAAAAGGTTGGCAATTTAATGAAGAGAAAGAACAAAACGAATTAGACCCTAAAGTTTATTCATTAAGAATGAAACACTCTTTTATTATGGGAATTATGAATTACTGGAGTTCTATTGCACATGCTGGTTTAGAATATTTGATCAGTTATGTTATTGAGGATATAATAGAAAAGTTACTAGAAGTTAATAAAGATATGATGTCATTAATTATATCCAGTTTAAAAGATTATATCTCTAATACTTTTGAGCATAACATAGATAAAAGGAAAAGATATCTCGAAAAATTAATAGATATTGAAAACAATAAAAAAGAGATAAAACTGTCATCTTTAATAATAACTTTATTTTTAGCACATTCAGATGATTCTTATAGAAAAGTTATTACTGTACATCCAATTTTCTTGAAAATAATGGTTATTATCCATCAAACATTAGCAAAATGTTTGGGTATTGTATTTAATTTAGGTAAAACAGTTGTAACTAGATCACTCTCAGAATTTTTGTCTCAAGAAAGTTTATCTAACCTAACAATCACATTGTATACAAAAGTTTCAATGCCTAGTTTAAAATTCGATCCAACTGATATGGGTTACCCTGAATTAATGAAAGGTGCTCTAAATTCATGCCAGAGTATGTTGAGAGAAGGTGCACCTGATGATATAAGTTATTTAATTATGCAATGTAATTTAAAGAAAATATGTGATTATAATAAAATGGGTGAAAGTGACATTAACTTTGATCTACCTGAAGAATTAGGAGGTGTTTGTGATAGTTTACCATTATTTGTCAAATTCTCAGGGAGTGATTCCAATTATATCAGGTTAATAAATAACAAAGATAATATCGATATTATAAAAAAGTGTTATCTAATATTAAGAATGAATTTAGATAGAGAGAATGAAGGTTTATTTCCAAATATTTATACTAAAGCAAAATTAAGTAGTTACAAAGCAAAATATGATAAAGATATAGAATTATTTAATCAATTGAATGAGAAAATGTTTGACTCTTGTACACTATCAAATTACATGTTAAAAAATGGTGTATTAAGCTATATTTGGTTCCTTAAAATGACACAAAATTATAGTTTTAAATCAACACTACTTAATAGAACTAAGTTTCAGAAAATGAATATAATATTTAAGCCCACTTTCCTAAGTAATTTTTTCAAAAATGTAAAATTAAGTAAAAATTGCATTAAGAATAATACTTTTAAATTATTGGATGATATAAACTTAAAAGATGTTAATTACCAGACTTTATTAGAAGAATTTAATGAATTAATAAAAATATTTAAAACTAGTAATTTCTTTGCTAATAATTGGTATGAACAAATAGTTAATGATAAAAGTAATTTCAATATGGAATTAGTATATAATTTTAAACCTTTAAAACCTGTATTTTTAAATTTAAATGTAAATAAAATGTTACAAATACCTAAAGAAGGTGGACCAGAAGCAATAGTTAAAATGTTTGAACCAGATATGTTCCCTTTCATGAAAAGAACAACACATAATAGTTCTAATATAAATTTCTATACTAATTTATTAAATAAAATTAATTGTAACAATCCTAATAATGCTTCTAATTTAGTAAGAAATTTAACTAAAAGGATTTCTAACGAAGTCTTTTTATCAGCAAGATCTGAAAAATCATTTATTAGTGATTCTAACGATTTGATGAATTTTATCAACTTGAACATGTTCTCTTACAGGACAATCGTTAAGCTACCTGAATCTTGGAGACCTAAATTCTATAATTTAATAGGTAATGATAATTTAAGCAAATTAAATACTAGATGGAACCAAATGATAAAATTGATCAATTACTTAAAATTACTTAATAACATTGATAAAAATGATATATTAACTTGTATACCTAGTTTAGTAGATAATAATATAATCAATATGAGATTATCTTATTTATTAGATAATTCACAATTAGAATGTGTTGAACCTTTTAAGTTTTTCTTAATTAAAAGATTTAATATAAATCTAATTAAAGATATAAATTTAGATAGTAAAGGTTTCATGTATATATGGTTCTTAAGACAAACTAGGAAAAATGATAATTATTATGGTAAAGGCATAATGCATCTTATTTATAACTCATGGGATTGTATAATCACAATGCAAGATAACAATCTAATTTCCATAGAGACAAATAGGCCAGAAGAAGATGAAGATCAAGAAACTTTTGCTTATCTATTATATAAATTCATAACTGAGCATAACTTTAGAAATATAAATGATACTGATAATAAGAAAATGGCTAAATATAGATGGTACATAGATCCTATTGATATTTTGCCAAAAATCACATTAACTTATTCAGAGGATAATTTTTTAAGTAAATGGCATATTAGAGAAAATCTAAAAACTGTTTTTAGACAAAGTGAAAATTATTTTGTAGATAAGAAAACCCTATATTTAAATGTATCTAAATATAATAAGAATCAATTTTATAAAGTTTTATCTATTCTAGAAATATTTACCAAAGAAGAAAATAATGATAATGGTGAATTAATATCTGTAAACTCAAATTTCAAAAATTTTGATTTTTATAAACAATTTGATGATGATGAGTTAGATCTCTTAAAAAAGAAACAAACTTATGATATGTTTAAATTACTAGACACTCCCTTACATTCTGTTATTGATTGTTTTAATATTAAAGTAAACAACAGGAATCCTTTTTATAATGCGGCTTTTAATAGAAACAATATTATTAATTTATTATTTGAGTCTGATTTTACGAATAAATCAAACATGATCAAGAAAGTAGATAAGAATTATGAAGTAGAATCTAAATTACTAAGATTTTCTAACACTTATAGAAATTTTATACCTTTCTATGTGTTTGAAGATTTGAAATCTCAATTGAATTTAAAAACTAATTACTCTACTTCAATTTTATTAAGATTAGAGAATAATATAGTGAATATTGAAGAATTATTTGACAATGATAAAAAAGATAAAAATGAGGAATTATTAAATAGTGTGAACAATGGTTTATATTATCAATTGATGTTACAAGAGGAAACTTTTGAAAATAAAGCAGTTAATTTATTAAATCTAAAAAATAATGAAAAAATAGAAAAATTAAAGAACTTGTTATTTACAGTTGATGAGAATAAACTATTGGATTTATACCTAAATTTACTAACAGGTTGTCCTTGTGCTAACAAATATTATGTAGACATGTTTGTAGATGAATTGAATGATAATGGAAAAATTGACTACTTAATTGGAGATGAAAATTTAGATGAATTAATAATGGAATGGAAAATTATTTTACTTAGCTATTTAGATTGTTTAGGTTTAATAGATTACAACAATTACAAACAATTTGAAGAAGATTCTAAAAAAGTTTTAAATCATGTCACAGTATATCATAAAGCGAATAAGAAAAGAGTTAGAGAGAAAGTTAAAATCTTATTTAAATCAATATTTTTTGATAACAAACCTAGTGCTTTTAGTAACTTTATTAAGCGAGTAGAAGAAATTTTATCTAATGGTAGTTATTGGAAAAATAGTTTAACTAAATTCAATGAAAATAATCCTAAGTCATTCAAATTGCATAAAACAACTCAAAGACAGTTTATTTATCTAAGTAATTATAGATTAGAGGAAAATTATGAGCATTGGTTTCTAAAACCATCTTTAAGACCTATGTTATTTAATGAACCTCCATCTCTATTGATAGGAACTGAAATAAAAGTAAATATGAGAATGAATGAAACGGAAGAAAATCTTGTGATGGGTGAAAATTTTGATACAATAAGATTAACTAATAAAAACATAAACATGATTAATTGTGTATCTCAAAGTTATGAAGTAGATCCTATTTTAAAAGATGATTTCTTAAGAACATTAAAAGTAAGAACATACAAGGAAGAAATAGGGTTAGCAAATTATTTGACTTTCTTAGAGTTCGAAGTTCTAATAATTTATAAATTTGATTTGATACCTAATATATTCAATTGCTGTTTAGATGGTTTTAAATTATTAGACGTCACAACAGAATTTGAAAATAACAGATTAGATTTCTATATTTTAGCTGTAAACTATTTGCCTGATTCAACTATTAGAATTTTATTAAATAGATTTCAGAAAAAATATAATATTACCAAATTTAAAGAACTAAAGAATTACTATGGGAAATTGAGAATTAATAATAAACTTAATTTAAATAATGATTACCTGTTAACATATCCATACCCTAATGAATATAGTAAAGAAAGTAGATTAAATTTCAATCATAGATTAAGAGATATAATAAACAAAAATAAAATAGTAGATTTCGACATAACATTATTGCAAAAGATGAATGAATACTCTAGAATGACAATTCAAGAGAAAATGTATGCTAGAGGTGAAATACTAAAAGGAAATGTTGATGTATTTAATAAAATTATGCATGAAAAATTAGATATTAAATCTCAACGAGAAAAAATTCTGGAAGATATTAATAATAAAAATTTAGAAATAGAAAAAGAAAGAAGATTAACTAAAAAAAGAGAGATTATGGATTCATTTTCAATGGAATTAATGTTAGAAATAGTCTATAAATTGAGTGATAAAACGTTACCTAATAATTTTTATAAGAATATTGAAGATATTATAAAAAATGAAGACGATGAAGGTTATACAACGGTTTTGTCTAAAACAAAAAAGAAGAAATTAAATTTAGTTAAAAAAGATATCGAAAGTAATAAAAATATAGTTAACAAAATTAATTTTGATGATAAAGACAAATTATTATTAATGAAAGAGATTGATAATGTATTAAATGAAGAAGAAAAAATAGATTTTCAACAATTTATAGAAAAGTTATTTAATTTAGATGAACAGACTATCATAGAAAATTATGATAAAGCAAAAGAAATGTATCTGGGATTGAAAGAAAAAGTAGCTATGAATATAGATATTAGTAATTTAACTCCCTCAGATATAAAAAATTTAAAAGAAGATACTAATTTAAAAATAAAAGAGGAAATTAATAAAAACGAAATTAATAGTTTAAAAGAAAGTATAGATAGATTATTAGATATTAAATTTAAAGAAGAAAATTTCTTAATTTATATGGATTGTTGGTCTAAAGATTTTAACAAAAATAAAAATTTCTTGACAAACAATATAGAAGAAGATTACTTAGATGATAAAGTTAAAGAAATACGAAGGAAAATAAATATTAATAGAGCTTATAAGACCAAATTTATAATTGATATTAAAGGAAATAAATCATTGTCTGTTATCAGTGATTTTATAAGATTTAAAGATAGTGAAGTTAAAGGTAGTAAACACATTTATTGGAGAGATGAAAATGGCAAATATTATTTGAAAAAATTCAATGAATTTTTATATAAAAAAGATAAATACAATAATATAAAATATGACAATATTTTACAAAGTAAAGACAAAATTTTGTTTAACTCCTCAAAATATTATTATCAAGAAATATCAATAATAGACTTTATCACAGAAGAATTAAAAGATGAATATAAAGAATTACCATATAAGATGATTAGGAGGCAAATTATTAAAGTATTTTCCAAGGATGATTTAACAAACAAAATTGATCTAAAAGAGGTTAGATATATGTTAAATGCTTTATTTAATACACAAAAAATAATCAATACAAAACATGATCTAAATGAAAGAACTAATAAGCCTGAAGAGTATATGAAAGAATTATTTGCTAAACCTCAAAGTTATAAAATTATACCTGAAGTTAATGAAGATTATTTCATAGAAAATAGAATGACAAAAATATTTATCAAAGAAAAATTTGGAGACAATTTCATTAATAAAGCTATGGAATTTAAGTTATTTATGACTAAGAAAAATTATTCTTATATAAATTCAGCTTTAGCAAATATATCAGACACTATAGAAAAAATAAAGAACCATGAAGAGAAACATAATCTCACTATAACACAAAGATTGTTGCAATCTGTCTTACAAAATTTCCATGTTGTTAATGAAGATAACTATACCGCAAATGAATCTGATAAACTAAAATCATATTTAGAAGAATTAACAATTAAAGCATGTGAAGCTGATAAATATGATAGTAATTACAAATTACCTAAATCAAAGAAAATTTTTAAATCAATTTGATTTATTTATTATCTTTTTATTTTTGTCTTTAATTTAATTTATTTAACACAAATTTGAG